GTGAGTGAGTCAAAATGCCAAATTAATGGCAACAAGATAGAACCGTGCGCGGCGTTGGCAAAATCTCTCGAATATGGAAATCCAACATTCAAGAGTAAAGGCATATTTATCCCGGAGCGTGTGAACATAAACACCGGCGAGTCATGCATAGATATTGCTCAAATTCACTCGGGGAAATATATCGGTCGTGGCGTTGCAATGTGCTTTTGCCCGTTCTGTGGTGAAAGTTTGAAAACGTGGGAAGCGGAGGCAGCCAGTGAGCAAAATTGACCATCAGGCACTGCGTGAGGCGGCAGAGCAGGCAATGCATGACGACTGGGGATTTGACGCGGACCTTTTCCATGAGCTGGTAACACCATCGATTGTGCTGGAACTGCTGGATGAACAGGAAAGAAACCAGCAATACATCAAACGCCGCGACCAGGAGAACGAGGAGATTGCGCTTACGGTTGGGAAGCTGCGTGTTGAGCTTGAAGCAGCAGAGAACAACCTTATTGATAGTGAATGCCATGTTGCTGAACTGGAAGAAGCTCTACGCGATAAGCAGGCGTTACTTGAAGCCTCAGAAAAGCGCAACGCAAAATTACAAAGCGAGAATGCATACATCCGCAACCGGTACAAAGAACTGGACCTATTAATCGGGAAAAACATTCTGGTCATGCAGGCTGCCATTATCGAATGGCAGGCAACTGGCGACGCTAAGAGCGGACTAGCATGGATTTATAACACACTGTTTGGCCCTGGCGAATTACCGGACGAATCTGAGAAAGATGCTCAGGCCTACTTTAATCGCAAATATGCACCGATTGACGAAAAGCTTATGGCGCTTCACAAGTGGTTTTGGGAACAAAGTGAAGCCGAGCGCGCCGCTGGCATTCGCATCAAAGGAGAGTGAGATGAACGGACAAATCTCAATTGTTCGACCGGGAGCATGTGACGATTGCGAGATACGAATGATTATTCGTCTGGCGAGGGGGAAAACAATAACTGCTCTCATTACTCCAGAAAATCTCGCATTAGCATTAACCGGAAAGTCAGACCTGCCAGTAGAGCTAAAGCTGCGAAATGTTGAGATTAAGGTGAAATAGCTATGACCACTATTACCAAAGAGCGACTGCTGACAATCAAGCAGTGGCGCGAAACATACGGACCGGGTAGCAACGTTGTACTGCCAGCAGAAGAAGCGGAAGAACTGGCACGAATTGCTCTGGCATCGCTGGAAGTCGAGCCGATAGGTTTCCGTTGCAGGCGCAATGATAACCTTGGTGATTGGAGTTACGTATATCATCGAGAGCCAGATGATTTTGAGCGCAAACATTTAGTGATAGAGGGCATTTACGCCGCCCCTCCAGCGCAAGTAGTACCGGAAGAAAAACCAATGCCTAATCCTCTTAGCATGTACGCGGTTGATGCTGTTGCCGCTATTGCAGAGGTGAGAGGCTGGAACGCCTGCCGTGCCGCTATGCTTCAGGGGAAAGGAGACTGATATGGATAAAAACACCACTGCTTACTGGAATCTGTCACTTGATACCGAATGCCCAAAATGCGGTCACAATTTCGATCTGCTTTGTGACGCTGATTTCTGGGAGTTTTCTGGAGCTAAACAGGCATGTGAAGAAATAAAAGGTTACGAAACATGCTGTCCAGAATGTAACCATGAATTTAAAACAGATTTCGTGTATTGAGGCATAACAAATGACCACTATTACCAGAGAACAGGCACAGAAAATTATTGAAGCAGCCGATGAGGTTATTAGTGCGCTTGCCGGAACTAACGAGGATGTTCACCCTGGTAGCGATAACATGCTACGCCTGTGGGATGACCTGAATGACCGTTACGCGCCCCCTGAAGTTGTGCGTGAGCTGGCACGAATTGCACTGGCATCACTGGAAGCAGAGCCTGTAAGCCAAACTTACAACTTGCCAGAATTAATCGAAGGGATGGAAGTTTCCATTGATGTAAGCACTTGTGATGCTGATTTAGGTAATCGCTATTTCGGTACCGTCACCGAGGCGTTAGAACTTGATACAGCCAAGAATGGTTACATCCTCCTAGTTCAGGACGCAGAGCCAAACTTCGATGTAAATGGCAACTCTCCGGTAATTCCGGGCGGTTGGATAAGCTGTAGTGAGCGAATGCCGGATAGCAAAACAGCCGTTCTTGTTGCCAGGGAGTTTGACAGGAAAGGTGACTGGCGAATGAAATGGGCGACTTACATCCCGGGGCATCCTGACGCTAATGATGGGTGGGTAATACCTGGTGCGTCGTGGATACCATCACACTGGATGCCGCTACCAGAACCGCCGCAGGAGGTTAACCATGGCTAACCTGCAACTTGCCGTCAAAGGTGAATACTTCGATGCCATGATTCGCGGGGAGAAAACGGAAGAGTATCGCCTGTGTAATGACTACTGGAATAAGCGAATTATGTTCCGGGAGTATGACCGACTGATTATCACAAAAGGATATCCGAAGCGCGACGATTCCAGTCGCAGAATAGACGTCCCGTATGAAGGGTATGAAATCAAGACAATCATACATCCACACTTCGGTGATAAACCGGTAAAGGTGTTCGCGATAAAGGTGAATACCGGCAATGAATAACAATCCTCGCATTTGCGGGGATTTCTTTTATCTGAACTTGCTACAGCGAGTTTTGTTTTATGGAGATGATAAATGCACTTCCGAGTTACAGGTGAATGGAATGGAGAACCATTCAACAGAGTTATCGAAGCAGAGAACATCAACGACTGCTATAACCACTGGATGATATGGGCGCAGATAGCGCATGCAGACGTAACCAATATTCGAATTGAAGAACTGAAAGAACACCAAGCCGCCTGATGGCGGTTTTTTCTTGCGTGTAATTGCGGAGACTTTGCGATGTACTTGACACTTCAGGAGTGGAACGCACGCCAGCGACGCCCAAGAAGCCTTGAAACAGTTCGTCGATGGGTACGCGAGTGCAGGATATTCCCTCCTCCGGTTAAGGATGGAAGAGAGTATCTGTTCCACGAATCAGCGGTAAAGGTTGACTTAAATCGACCAGTAACAGGTAGCCTTTTGAAGAGGATCAGAAATGGGAAGAAGGCGAAGTCATGAGCGCCGGGATTTACCCCCTAACCTTTATATAAGAAACAATGGATATTACTGCTACAGGGACCCAAGGACGGGTAAAGAGTTTGGATTAGGCCGAGACAGGAGGATAGCAATCACTGAAGCAATACAGGCCAATATTGAGTTACTCTCAGACAGCGGACGCAAATCACTGATAGACAGAATTAAAGGCGGTGACGCAATCACTCTTCATGTGTGGCTTGACCGATATGAAACAATCCTCACCGAAAGGGGGATCAGGCCGAAAACTCTACTCGACTACGCCAGCAAAATCAGGGCAATCCGAAGAAAATTGCCGGACAAACCGCTCACTGACATATCAACGAAAGAAGTGGCAGCAATGCTAAACACCTACGTAGCAGAAGGTAAAGCAGCTTCCGCAAAATTAATCAGGTCAACCCTTGTTGACGTTTTTCGTGAAGCAATAGCCGAGGGGCATGTGGCAACGAATCCGGTAACAGCAACCCGTACAGCAAAGTCAGAAGTAAGGCGCTCAAGGCTGACAGCTAATGAGTATGTCGAGATTTACCATGCAGCCGAACCTCTCCCTATCTGGCTAAGGCTGGCGATGGATTTGGCCGTCGTTACAGGGCAGAGAGTCGGCGATTTGTGCAGAATGAAATGGTCAGACATAAACGACAACCATCTTCACATTAAACAGAGTAAAACAGGGGCTAAACTCGCCATTCCGCTAACGCTAACGATTGACGCGCTCAATATCTCATTGGCTGATACACTACAGAAATGCAGGGAGGCCAGCAGCAGTGAAACTATAATCGCATCAAAGCATCACGATCCGCTTTCCCCGAAAACAGTATCAAAGTATTTTACAAAGGCGAGAAATGCATCTGGCCTCTCATTTGATGGAAACCCGCCAACATTCCATGAACTGCGTAGCCTGTCAGCGAGGCTATACCGGAACCAGATTGGCGATAAGTTTGCTCAACGTCTTCTCGGGCATAAATCAGATTCAATGGCGGCGCGGTATAGGGACAGCCGTGGACGGGAATGGGACAAAATTGAAATCGACAAATGA